TACTTTAGCAATGAAAGAATTAACTCGTAAAATTGAAGCATTGACTAGAGCACAATATGAAGGTGGTACTACTGTTAAAATCGATGGAAAAATATTAGCAAATGCAGCTACTAAATATCAAGACAATACAACTGGTATGACGGGAGCAACTTCTACCAAAACTACATATGGTTGATAACTGATTCAATAAATTTTCTTAAAGGATATTTATAGTAAATAGAATATACTATCAATGCCAACAATCTTAGATTTATTTAAAAAAGCAAGTGGTGATAAAGATGTTACCATTTGGGAAGGTGGCCACAAAAACAAAGGTTTGGGTGGTAAGATAATGGATTTTGTCAAAGCAGAAGCTAATCCAAACGGACCAAGAGTATTATTCTATAAAAAATTAGTAACTCCACCATTAATATATGGTACTGATACACCGAGAATATCTCTCAAAGGTACAGTAGACCCTCCTAGAAGTTTAGCAACTACATCAGCTAGATACAACGAAGACCCATCAAAAAAACCACCTCTATTGAACTTAGGTTCGCTAATGGGTGGTTCAGCAAATAGACCTTCGGATACAATATTTAAAGATAAAATTTCAGCACCTGTTAGTAAAGGTACATTACCTACTGAAGTTGGAGACCATACAGGTTTAAGATATGCAGTTGAAGCTGATACGGATTATTTAGTAAGTAAAGCTCCAATGGGCGCTAACGCACTATCGGGTATATTAAAGGGAGATTTAAATCAAATTGGTACTAAAGCAATTGGAGCTGGAATTAGTGCAGCTAAAAAAGCAATAGGTAAAGCAATAACCAAAACTTTAACTAAAAATAGAAAACAAAATAAAAAACCTGAAACAAAAGAAGGTAAAGCGGGTAAATTATATATAGGTGGTATAAAATCGGGAGATGGATATGTTAAATATGGTAATGTTAAAAATTCAGAATATTTTACAACATATACTGCAACTTCCAATAAATTTACAGGAGAAACTCAATACATAGCTTATAAAACTACGAAAAGAGATTCTAATGAGGGATATATAAATTTAGATTCTTTTAATAGAAATATATTACAAGATGGTATTGTGTTTGATGATAAAGATTTAGATAAAAAATTAAATAATTCTAAATTAGGAGCAAGTTTTATCAAAATAAAACCATATGGTACATCTCATACTTTATTATTTCCTGCAACAATAAGTGGTATTAGTGAAGATATTGCACCTGAATGGAGTAATTTTAAATATATAGGTTCACCTTTTAATGTATATCGTTATCAAGGTGTAGAAAGAAGTTTAAAGTTTGAATTTAAAATGTATTATTTAGATTTATTATCTAAGCAAAGTATGATTTCAAATTTAAACTCATTAAAAGAATTAACATTCCCATTTAGTGAATTATCTCATATAAAATATTCAGGTAAAGATGTTGCTTTGGCATTTTCTCCAAATTTAATAGAATTATCAATCAATGGGTTATATGATAAAATATTTGGATTCGTTGATAGCTTATCTTTTTCAATAGATGATGCAACTAGTTGGTCAACTACTGACCCTAATATGGTTGGTAAGGGCGAAGATGTTCAATTATATCCAAGTGTTATAAATGTTTCATTCTCAATGAAGATTATTGAAAATCCTAAATTGGATGACCATAGAACTAAAGCTGATACAAAAGTATATAGATACAATTTTGATGGCTTAGGATATGCAACTGCCACTGGAAGAGCTGAAGTTGAAGCAAGTAGACAGGAATTAGCAAAAATGATTAACGCAAAAATAAGAGAACAGGCAATAGTAGAAGAGGAATTAGTATTACCACCTGAAGAATAATAATTATGGCAAGTAGATATACATACAGCGAAGTATTAAAAACAAAAGAAACAAATAAGCAATATTTAGAATCTACAATTTATCCAAAAATAAAATCAAAGGATACCGATATATACATTATATCAGAAGCTGGGGATAGATTGGATTTATTGGCACATAAATACTATGGTGACCAAACTAAATGGTGGATTATAGCAACTGCCAATAATATAAACGATGCAACATTTTATGTAGAAGAAGGAATTCAACTTAGAATACCATCTGACATAAATGCAATATTAAACGATTTACAAAAAATAAATAAATAAGTTATGCCATTCCCCTACTTAGCACCATTAAAAGATTGGATAGTAGATGTATTAGAGGATAGAGAAAAGAATCCAAACGATACAAATCTAAGAATGCCTTGGGCAATATTAGCATCCGGTGCTATGGTTGTAAAATCTGGCGGCAAAGGTGATACATCTGAAAGTAGAAAAAATAAGATGAAAGACCTTATAGCAGGTGAAGTAAAAGGTTCTAAAGAATATTATGGATGTATTATTCGAAATGAAATAGATAGAACTTTAAATTATCAAACAGGCCCAACAATTGCCGGTACTACTTTTTTTGGTAATCCAATCGAAGTAGAAGGTGAAACCAATAGAAGAGTATCTACTCCAATTATAGAATCAATTGAAATTGATACCGATGGTGCAAATAATACATTAAAAACTGCAAAAGTAAATGTTAGATGTTTTACTTTAAAACAATTTGAAATGTTTGAATTATTTTTTTGTAAGCCAGGTATGAATGTATTATTGGAATATGGGGATAGTACTTTAGATAGAAAAAAATTTACTACTGATAAAAGTAAAAATCCAGAAGCTCAAGATGCATTTACAAGTGCATCACAAGTAAAAGAACAATTAATTGATAAGCAAGATTATAATAAATTTGTAGATAAATTTTCTGAATTTTATAGATTCAATACAACATCGTTAAAATCTTTTCAAAAACATATTGAAAAATGTAGAGGTACATATGATATGGTTGCAGGAAAGATAACCGATTATTCATTTTCAATTGATGCAGATGGTACATATCCTGTTATGTTGGAAATATCGCAAGGAAATCAAATGTCATTAGCTATTCCAATTAATATAGGTAATAATGAATCTAAAATCAAAACTAATGATAAAAATAAACCACCTGAATTTACACAATGGGTAAATTCATTAATATCTGATTTGAATTTAAATAAATTGGATATTAAAAAAGAAGATTGGCAAAATGAATTTTTTAATTGGGGAAAGATAAATGAATCTAAAAAAGATGAAACAGCATCATTAGAATCATATCTTTCATTACGATTTGTATTAAAAATTTTAATGAACTATTCACTTAACGAATCAGGTGGATACGATGATTCTTTAAAATTCGAAATACCAAAATATAAAGTAGATGGTAAAGATGAAGAAATAATTCCAATAAAAATACATAAAAATTTAATAGCATCATCGGATGATGTAATATATCCAAATAAACAATTAGTTAAATTTGTGGCACCTGTTAAAGGTAGCAAAGAAAGTGATGTTGTTTTGATTTCAGATAAAAGAGAATCAGCGATGATAAATGGGTATTCTATCGAAGAGTCTAAAAAAGTATCAATGACTAAATCCGATGGTACTGGTGAAATTATAATAAATCCACTTGTAGATAAAAGCGATTCAAGAAATGGTAATGCATTAAACATCTTTATAAAATACAAAACAGTAGTTCAAATTTGGAGAGCATCTTATACCCGTATTGATTTTTTAGATGGCATACTTAAATTGATAAATAGTAATTCATATGGATTATTCAGATTAATAAGAGGTAATGTGGCTGAAGTATCAACTGCAAGTATATTGGATTTGAAAAGTTTAAATGATAGTAAAGCTGATTCTAAACAAGATGATACAAAAATATATAGATTTAAGCCCGCTACAAAGGACTCAATTGTGAGAGAGTTTAGTTTTAATTTTGAAATGAGTAATTTGGTTGCAGGTAGAACTATATTTAATGCACAAAGATTTTTGGTTGAGGCTTTGAAAAAAGTAAAAGACCCAAAAGATGGTACAAAGATTCCTTTACCGGAAGATGCTTATCAAAATTTTGATAACTCTCTTTTTAGTAATGCAGATGGATATTATTCTATTAACAAAATAGATTTAAAAGCATTAGAAAAGAATTTTGAAGAAGCAGTTAAAAGAAAAACAATACCAGAACCCGATGCTCCTGAAAAAAACGAAGCTAAAAATATAACCGAACTTATTGAAAATAAATCTATTAAATTTAAATTCGATAAAGCAACTATTAAGACTTTAATTTATACTGATACTGAAACTATTAAAAAAGCAATAGGAGAAAATACTGCTGATGAAAAAAGCACATTAACACCAATTGATATTACTATTACAATTGATGGTATGAGTGGATTTAGTTGTGGAGAATATTTTAGAATAAATGGTATTCCTGAATTATATAATGAAATCGGAGTATTTCAAATAACAAATACAAAACATGCAGTTTCAAATGATGGTTGGAAAACTACATTAGAAGCTGGCTTTAGAATTATTAAATAAATAGTATGTACAAAAGTGTTGCAAATAATTTAGAACTTTTTAGTGTACAAATTCCTCAAACAATTGTACCAACTCCAACTAATTCTGATTATTCAGTTGGTTTTATTAGAAGATACTTTTGTCAAAGAGCAAATGATGACAATGGTAATGTTTTTGAAATAGATGAAGAAACGCATGGTGATTTGAAAATAAACGCATTTTGGAAAGTTGCTGATATTAAATGGAGAATTACAGGTCCATTAGATACTCTTTATAAGAATGATGGTAGGATTGATGATATGGGAGTAAGAACTTCTAACAAAGCAGCAATCAGTTTGGCAGTTAGCAATATAAAGAACATCAGTTTATACCTACCAAATATATTACAATTTTACAAATAATATTTTGTAATCTCAATTTTTTTTATTATCTTTGTACTCTATGAACCTAATAGAGTCAAATACTGATTTACAATTACTCAATCCTAAAGATATCACATTGGTGGTGCCGGTTTGGAGTTCCCCAAAGGGACATGAGTTGATGTTTCCTATTTCGTTTGTATACATACGAACCAAAGATACGGATTTTATTTTAAATTTCCAACACATAGATGCCGGCTCGGTT